CCGCATCGCCGGTATCCCCGTGTTCGTCACCAACCGGCTCACCGCGGGCAAGTTCATGATGATCAAGAACCAGGCCCTCGGCCTGCTCTACAAGCGGCGGCCTCTGGTCGAGTCGGACCGCGACATCCTCGCCCGCTCCACCGTCGTAACCACGACCCTCCACTACGCGGTGAAGCGGCTGGACGACAAGGCCGTGTGCGTCGGCACCCTCGCCACCACCTGACCGTAGGCGCCACGCCACCCCACCACCAGAAGGGAGGCGCCGCGTGCTGCTGCGCCGACATCACCAGCGCGACGACGACACCGAGGAGTCGCCGCAGTCCACCGAGACCGAGAACGGGCCGGCCACCGCGCCGGCCCGTTCCGCGTCCAAGGCCGAATGGATCGCACATGCCGTCGACCAGGGCGCCGAGCAGGCCGACGCCGAGCAGCTCACCAAAGAGCAGCTGATCGAGCAGTACGGGGGGTGATCCGGTATGGCCGCCCGCGTGTACGCCACCAGTGCGGATTACACCGCGTGGACCGGCCAGACCGCCCCGGCCGGTATCGAGCGCCTACTCGCCCGCGCATCTGAGGACGTCGACGACGCCCTACTCACGGCCGTCTATTCCACCGACGCCGACGGCATGCCAACCGAGGCAGACGTCATCGCGGCTTTGCGCGACGCCGCATGCGCGCAGGTCGAGTACCAGCAGGATGCCGGCGACACCGGCACCGGAGCGGCGGGCCGATGGGAGAGCGTCTCACTCGGCCCCGTCAGCCTGTCCGGTCGTAAGGACGCCGCGACCGGGCCCGAGGGCCTCGACCTCGCTCCGCGTGCGTACCGCGCCCTACGCCGGGCGGGCCTGCTCCCGGGGGTGATCTGTTGACCGCACTGCCCGCATGGCTACTGCGCCACACGATCACCGTCGAGCCCTACCTCGGGACCGGCGCTTACGGAACGGTCTACGGCGAGCCGGCCGCCGCGGCGGCATTGGTCGCCGAGACCGTCAAGCACATCCGCGACGCCACCGGGGCGATCACCGTCTCTACCGCGCAGATCTACGCGGGCCCGGAGCTCGATTGCCCCGTCGGATCCCGGGTGATCCTGCCCGACGGCCGGATTACGCGCGCACTCACCGTGGCCAGTCACACCGCGCCGGGCCTCCCCGTCCCCGAATCAACGGAGGTGTACTGCGAGTGAGTCGAGCCGGAATCCGATGGAACGGAAACGTGGCCCTAGCCGCCATGAAGGCCGGAGCCGTGCGGGGCATACGCCTCGGCGCGGAGCACCTGTTGCAGGTCGCCAACGGCCGCGTGCCGATCGAGGAGGGCACGTTGGAGCGCTCGGGCGTCGTGTCGGTCGACGAGTCCAGCGTCACGGCCGCGGTCAGCTACGACACCCCGTACGCCATCAGGCAGCACGAGGAATTGGACTATCAGCACGACCAGGGCCGCGAGGCCAAGTGGTTGGAAAAGTCCCTGCACGAGGAGAACGGCACCATCACGGAGATCATCGCCGCCCAAGTACGGAGGGCCGTGCAGTGACGTTTCTCGTCGACATCGTCGACGGCCTCGCCCGCCTGCTCGCCGAGGCCAGCGTCGCCACCTACCGGCCGACCGGCGTCTACACCAGCGGCGAGACAGCGATCACGGACACCGTGATGCCGGACAGTCCCGACCGCACCGTTGTCCTCACCGCCTACGACACCGCAGACGACCCCGAGCTCACCGACTGCACGGTGTTGGTACAGGTGCGTACCCGCGCCGGCCAAGACCCGCGCGAGGTGACCGCCCTCGACGAGGCCGCGTTCGCCGTACTGCACGGCCTCCGCGACCAGCAGCTCGGCACAGCCCACCTGGGGCTCATGAAGCGCGACAACTCCGCCTCGATGGGCCGCGACAGCAACGGCCGGTTTGAGCGGACCAGTAACTACACGCTGCGCGCCCAACGCCAGCCCACCGATCGCCTCAAGTAGGAGGACCCCCACCCATGAGCACGCCCGCAGAACCGATCGAGACCGAGACCGCGCTTGCCCGCCGGTACCGCCTCGACCTCGACACCGACACCACCGGCACCACGCCCACATGGGCATGGGTGCCCGGCATCCAGGATTTCGCGCCGAAGGTCGAGCCGACGCAGCAGGCGTCCACGACCTACGACGACGAGGGATGGGCCGACCAGACCGTCACCGAGCTCGCATGGTCCATCGAGCTCACGATGTTGCACCGCTGCCACCCGACCACGAAGGCGTTCAACGCCGCACAGGAAGCGCTCCGGTTGGCCGCCGAGAAGTTCGGTTCGGGCGCCAAGGTGCACGTGCGTTGGTACGACCGCGAGGGCCGCGCCGAGGCGTACGAGGGGTACGCCCTGGTCACGTGGGAGTCCGACGGCACCGCGACCGACGACCTCGACACTGTCAAGGTCACGCTGACCGGCAAGGGCAAGCGCACTGCCATCACCAACCCGCTCGCGGCGTAAGGGGGATGGACTGTGGCGTTCAACGCGCTGGGGGAGTTGCTCGACGAGACACTCACGCTCCCCGTTAAGGACAAGACGTACACCGTGCCGCCGCCCTCGGCCGCGACCGGTCTGCGCGTGCAGGCCATCATGCAGGCCGCCGCGGTCGCCGCGGACGGTGGCAAGGTCGACGAGGCCGTGTTGAAGGACGCCGCGGAGCGCGACATGTACCGCGACGTCCTCGGCACCGCGCACGGCGAGATGGTCGCCGATGGCGTGCCGTGGCCCACGCTCAAGCACTGCGCCGTCACGGCCATGGTGTGGATCGTGCAGAACAAGGAAGCCGCCGAACGCTACTGGAACAGCGGCGGCGACCCTTCTCGACTGGCCCCGAACAGGAAGACCCGCCGCAGCTCATCGGGCGCGGCGAAGTCGACCCAGTCTCGGGGCTCCACGAGTTCTACGACTACCCGTCCGGCTACCGGCCCCGGCGGAAAGAAGCGCAAGCCCCGCAAGTGAAGTGGTCGCAGATCCTCGACGTGTGGCCGCTCGTCGAGGCCGACCTACACGAGACATACGGCGTCGACGTCGGGGCGCCGGGCCTGCTCGACACACGTTCGTGGCGATGGCTGCGGCTACGCATCCTCGGCCTGCTCTCTGCCGACTCCCGCATCAACCGCCTGTTGTACCCGCCGCCCGAGGCCCACCGGCCCCCGGGCAAGCGCCCCTAACTGAACACCGCGCCCCGCGCGGCCCCCTACCGAGAGGAGGCCCGCGCATGGCGCTGACTGTGGGCGAGCTCGCCGCAACGATCACCGTCGACGACACCGAGGCCGAGCAGGGCCTCAACGGCTTTCAGCAGCGTCTACGCTCCACCCTCACCCGCATCACCCAGCGGGCCCGCACGGGCGGGCAGGAGGCCGGCGACGCCCTCGGCGAGGGCCTCGACGAAGGCGCCACCCAGGGCGCCGAGGCCGCGGGCAACAGCATCACGGATCAGCTCAACGGCCTCGCCATGGGGGCGATCGGTGGCGCCCTCGGCGCCGCCCTCATGGGCGGTATCGCCATGGCCATGGAGCAAGAGCAGATCACTGCCAAGCTCGGCGCGCAGCTCGGCGCCACCCCAGCCGAGGCGAAACGATACGGCGAGATCGCCGGCGACCTGTACGCCCACGCGATCACCCAGGATTTCCAGGGCGCCGCGGACGCCATCAAGGCGACCATGAGCTCGGGTCTCCTCCCGCCGGACGCCACGAACGCGCAGATCGAGTCCATATCGACGAAGGTCGCCGACCTCGCGAACACCTTCGAGCAGGATCTCGGCGGCGTCACGAACGCCGTTTCGCAGATGCTCCGCACGGGCCTGGCGTCCAGCGCCGACGAGGCGTTCGACATCCTCACGGCCGGTTTCCAGTCCTCGGCGAATAAGGCCGACGACCTCGTCGACACGTTCAACGAGTACGGAACTCAGTTCAGAAAAGCGGGACTTGACGGAGCCACCGCCGTTGGCCTGATGAATCAGGCGATCCAAGCAGGCGCCCGCGACTCGGACATTGCCGCGGATGCCATCAAGGAGTTCAGTATCCGGGCCGTGGACGGCTCGGCGAGTACCGCGGCCGGATTTCAGGCGCTCGGCCTGAACGCGGACGAGATGGCGAAGAAGTTCGGCGCCGGCGGAAAGTCCGCGAGCGAGGCACTCGACACAACCCTCGACCGACTACGCAACATCGAGGACCCCGTCAAGCGCTCCGCGGCAGCCGTGGCACTTTTCGGAACTCAGAGCGAAGACCTCGGCGACGCGCTGTACGCGATGGATCCCTCGACCGCCGTGCAGGGGCTCGGCGAGGTCGGGGGTGCAGCCGACAGGCTCGGCGACACCCTGCACGACAACGCGGCAACGAAGCTGGAGCAATTCAAGCGGAGCCTGTCTCAGGGGTTCGTCGAAATGCTCGGCGGCACGGTCGTGCCGATCATCGAGAAGTTCGGCGGATTCCTCGCGGAATACGGGCCGATGCTCGCCCCGCTCGCCGGAATGGTGCTCGGCATCGCCGCCGCCATGGGCATATGGAGCGCCGCTCAGGCCGTGTTCAACGCGGTGATGGCCGCCAACCCGATCGTGTTGGTTGTCGGCGCGATCATCGGGCTTATCACCGTGCTCGTCATCGCCTACCAGAAGTCAGAAGCCTTCCGCGCGGTCGTGCAAGCCGTGTGGTCGTTTGTTTCGTCGTTTATCTCCGGCTCTGTCTCCGCCATCGCTACCGCTCTCGGCTGGTTCGCGAACCTCCCCTCGCTCATCTCCGAATGGTTCGGCGTCGCGAAGGACTGGGCCATTGCCAAGTTCACGGAACTGACGACGTGGCTACAGGGCCTCCCGGGGCGCGCGCGGTCTGCCTTGTCGTCGCTGGGCTCCAACCTGATGACAGCCGCCCGCAACGGGTTCACATCGTTCCGTACGGCCGCCGGACAGAAGGTCTCGGAGTTCATCACGTACGTGAAGGGCATCCCGGGCCGGATCCAGTCCGCCATGGGCAACCTGGGAACGCTGCTGGTCGACAAGGGCCGCGACGTCGTGCGTGGCCTGTGGAACGGCATTAAGGGCATGGGCAGTTGGCTCAAGTCGCAACTGATCAGTTTCGCCAAGGGGATGATCCCCGGGCCGATCGCCAAGGCCCTCGGAATCCACAGCCCTAGCCGCGTGATGCGCGACCAGATCGGCCGCTGGATCCCGGCTGGCATCGTCGAGGGCATCGAGGGCGAGGCCCCCGCGGTGGACGCCACCATGCGCAACCTCGTCACCGTGCCCACCAGCGGGCAGGCCACGGCCGCCAACGTCGCAGCACAGACCGGCGCCGCCCTCGCCGCGAGCAGCAGCTCGACCGCGTCGACTCCCCGCCTGGTCCTCGACGTCACCGGCACTGACACCCAGTGGAAGGCCCTTATCCGCCGCATGGTCCGCGTGGACGGCCGCGGCTCAGTTCAGCTCGCCTTCGGGTCCTGACACCCCCACAACCCCGGTAAGGAGGCCCCGTTGGCGTTCCCCAATGACCCCCTCGGCGTCAAGGTCGAGTTGTACCTCGGCGGAGTGTGGTTGGACATCACCGGCGACGTCTACACCAACAACCTCATCACGATCACGCGCGGTCGGCAGGACGAAGCCTCACGCACGGACGCCGGTACGTGCGTGTTCGTCCTGAACAACGAAACCGGCCGCTACTCCTCCCGCAACCCCCGCTCTGACCTGTACGGGCTCATCGGCCGCAACACCCCCGTGCGGGTGTCCATACAGCCGGGCGGGCCCTCGGCGGCGCGGTTGGTGCGGTTCGTGGGCGAGGTGTCTTCGTGGCCGCCCAAGTGGGCCACGGCGCGGTTCGTGACCGTGTCCGCCTCGGCCGCGGGCATCCTGCGCCGCCTCGGACAGGGCGCAACTCCCCTCGCCTCGCCGATGCGGCGAGAGTTCGCCAGCCCCGCCCGCACGTCCATCGTGGCGTATTGGCCGATGGAAGACGGGTCGACCGCAACCGAGTTTGCGTCAGCGCTGCCTGGTGCGCGGCCCATGATCGTGATCACGGAGGGCATGAAGCCTGCCGCGTACACCGCGTACGCGGCATCCGACGCGCTGCCCACCCTGGGCAACGGCAAGGCCACCGGCACCGTGCCCACGTACACCGTGACGGGACAGACCGCGCTCCGGTTCTTCGCTGCGTTCCCCGACACCCCCCTGTCGGCTGACGCTCCGATCCTCGAACTCAGGACGACCACCGGCATGCGGTTCGTGCTCGCGTGGGAGTCAAGCGGCGTGCTCAGCCTTCGCGCGTACAACAAGGCCGGGACCAGCCTCGAATACATCACGATGGGCGGCAGCGTCTCAGGTAAGCGGCTCAGCATCGGGCTTGACCTTGTCCAGTCCGGCAGCACGATCACCCGCCGCCTGTACTTCCTCGACATCGACGAATACACGTGGGCCGAGGGCGGGTTTCCCGTCGAGAGCAGCAACACGCTGACGGGATACACCGTCGGCCGCGTGTCGACGATCAGCGTCGGTGGGGGCGCCGGCGGCGAGGTGGCTATCGGTCACGTCGCCCTCGCCGACGCAACTACCGCGTACGGCGCCACCGGTGGGGCGATGATCGGTTACGCGGGCGAGACGGCCCTCAACCGCCTTATCCGGCTGTGCGCCGAGGAAGACATTCCCTTCACCTATCGGTCCGTTTCCGGGCTCCCGTCGACGTCCGTCGGTCCGCAGTCTGTCGCGGCCCTGCTCGACCTGCTGCAAGAGGCCATCGACGCCGACGGCGGCAGGCTGTACGAGCAGCGCGACGGCCTCGCCCTCGCGGCGCGGTCGCGCGTCACCCTCTATACCCAGACTCCGGCGCTCACGCTCGACTACGCCGCGGCCGAGGTCGCCGACCCCCTCGATCCGGTCGACGACGATCGAGAGGTACACAACGACGTCACGATCGCGCGCAAGGGCGGCAGCTCGGCGCGCGCGGTCGCCGAGTCGGGCCCGCTGTCCGTGCAGGCCCCGCCGAACGGGGTCGGCCGCTACAGCTCGTCGACGACGCTCAACCTGTTGTCCGATGACCAGTGCTCGCCCATGGCGTACTGGTACCTGCACCTCGGCACGCAGGACGCCCCCCGGTACCCATCCGTGTCGGTCGAAGTACACGAGGCGCCGCAGCTCGCCGAACAGGTCGCCGCCGTCGACATGGGCGACCGTGCCAGCATCGCCAACCCCCCGCCGTGGCTCCCTCCGGAGCAAATCGAAATGCTCGTCGAGGGGTACACCGAGACACTCGGCGTGTTCACGTGGGACATCACTTTCAACGCCTCGCCGGGCGGGCCGTGGCTGGTCGCGATGGCGGATGATCCGGCGTACGGGATCGCCGACACCGACGGCTCACACCTCGCGTCCGCGGTCGACGCAGCCGCGACACAGCTCGTCGTCGAGGTCACCGACGGGCCCGCGTGGGATACCCCTGATCTGCCGTACGACGTGGTGTGCGGCGGCGAGGTGATGACGGTAACCGGCGTCACCCCCTACGTGCTCAACACGAACTCGGACTTCGAATCGGGCATCGCCGGTTGGGCCGCGTTCGGTGGCGCCACGATCGCCGCCTCAACGGCGCAAGCCGTATCGGGTACTGGCTCGCTCCTGCTCACCACCACCGGGGCCGCCAGCCCTCGGACGGAGTCCAACAAGGTGGACGTGACGGCCGGGGTCGCCTATCGCGCCGCCGGATGGATACGGCCACAGGCCGCCCTCACGGCCGGCGTGAGCATCTCCGTCAACTGGTACAACGCCAGCAACGGCTACCTCTCCACGTCGAGCAGCGTGCGCGTGCCCACGGTCGGCGAGTGGCAGCTGTGGGAGTCGACGTTCACCGCGCCGGCGGGTGCGGCCCGCGCCGGGATTCTGCTGTCCTGCGCCGGTACTCCGGCGGCCGGCATCGCCGTCTATGGCGACCTCATCACCCTCGCCCCCGCAACGCCCACGCGCGTGCTCACCGTCACCCGCGGCACGAACGGCGTCGCCCTCCCGCACCCCGCTGGGGCTGAACTCGCCCTCGCACACACCGCGTTCGCTGCCCTGTAAGGAGGCCCTTTGTCCACCCCCGTAAGCCAGTGGTCTCCTGGGATGGCCATCACGTCCGGCCGGCTGCAATACATGCTTGAGCTCGCGCTGTCCGGCGGCAGCGCGCTCAACGTGGTTGCGTACGGCGCGGTCGGAGATGGCGAGACCGACGACACCGAGGCGATTCAAAACGCCCTCGACGCAGCCCACACCCGTGGGGGCGGCGTCGTCGTCTTCCCGGCCGGGCTCACGTTCGCCATCAAGACGTTCCTTGTCGTGTACGACGACACCGTCATATCGGCGTACGGCGCAACCATCATCAGCATCGGTAACACGGGCCTGCTGCGGAACTTCCTGTCGAGCGAGACATTCAGCGGGTACACCGGCCACTCACACATCCTTGTCCAGGGCGGCGTGTGGGACGCGAACGCATCCGACGGCACCACAGGCACCGTGACCGCGATGACCAACGCGTTCGGGTTCGTGCACTGCCAAGACATCACCGTCAGGGACGTCACGCTCAAGAACGTGAGCTCGTCTCACGCAGTGGAGTTCAACAGCACCAACGGCGGCCGGGTGCTGAACTGCCGATTCCTCGGCTACCGCGACAACTCCGGCGACAACTCCCGGCAGTACGCCGAGGCCGTACAGATCGACATCGCCGTATCGGGCTCGTCGAGTATCGGCGCGTTCGATGGCACCCCGTCGAAGAACATCACCGTTCAGGGGTGCCACTTCGGCGCGAGCGAGAGACTCGGCGTGTTCGGCCGTGCCATCGGGAGCCACACCCTTGCGTCCGGCGCCTACTACTACGGCATACAGGTCATCGGAAACCGCATCGAGGGGACGCTACAAGAGGGCATCCGCGGCTACGGATGGCGCCGCGCGGTCGTCTCGGGCAACGTGATCTCCGGTACCGGGTACTCGGGCATCGCAATGACGCACCCGAACCCCTCGTCGGCTGGATACTCCGCCGTGTCCCGCGACATCACGATCACCGGCAACACCATCGACTCGGCCGCCACCGATTCCGCGATTCGCGTGCTGGGGTACTCCGGCGCGACGTGCGATCAGGTGGTGATCTCCAGCAACGCCATTTACGGCGGCGCGTCGGGCGCCGCAAACGGGATCCAAGTCGAGTACTGCGCCTCACCGACAGTCACGGGCAACAACCTGTCCTCGCCCCGGTCGACGGGCATCTACAACAACAACTCCGATGGCGGCTCGATCACCGGCAACACGGTGCGCAGCGCGTCGTCCAACGGCATCAACGTCAACGCCTCCACGGGCACGACCGTGAGCGGCAACGTGGTCAACGGCACCTCGGCGAACCACTGCATTTTCGTCGGGTCCTCGAACGACTTCCTCGTCACCGGCAACCGGACCGCGAACGCGGCCGGCGCCGGTATCCGCCTCGGCGCCAGCGCGACGGACGGCATGGTGACCAACAACCGGATCATCAAGGGCACGTCCGCCAACGGCATCACCGGGGACGCGTCCGCGACCGGCTGCACCGTCGCGCTCAACGACCTCACCGGTAACGGCTGGTCGGCCGCAACGGCGGTCGCCATGTCCGGAGGCGCCACCTTCACGTTCGGGGGCGGCACCACGTCGCCCGGCGACAACCTCGTGTCCTAACCCCACCCCATCCCCCGTACGCCCGCGCACCGCGCCGGGCGTTTTTTCATGTCTGGAGACACCCATGTCTGT